CTGAACTTCTTCGAAATTCAATTTAGGTTTAGTAACATTCATTACTTGCTGTGTTAAATTCTTTTGTTCTGTGGAAGGTCCGAAATTACTTGTTATCACTCTAAAGCGATATTTTAATTTAGGTTGTAGAATTCCACCTCTTCCGTCAGTACCACCAGCACCTAATGGAACACCAAATTTTGTTAAAGCCATTTTAAATAGTCCTCATATATTATAGCGCACTTTCATGCTTAATTTATACTAATATTTAGTATTTAACACATCAAAAACATTAAAACCCCATATAAAAAGCCCCAATTAATCAAAATTGAGGCTTTTTAATTTTTAAACTTGCATTAAATCAATAATTAAGTCAATGAATCACCAGTATTAACAATACGAATCGGTATATATATAAATTCAATTGCTTTTATTGGTTTAATTGCTATATCAATCCACAATTCATTGCGGTCTATACGAGCAGGTGTGTTATTTGTATCATCACAACGTACCGCATAGTCAAATAGTCCTCTTTTACCAACCAAATCACCCAAGAAACGATCAACTGTAATTTTAGCAGAATCTCTTGTTTCAGTATCATTAGGTTCGAATAAGAAAGGCTGAACAGCATTATCAAGATTATATCTAATATAGTTTATCAATCTAGCAACATTAATTCTATCCAACGCACTATCTGTTGGGTTCAATGTTTTTTGACCGAATAATACCAATCCTCTATTAGGTCTAGCCGAAATTGGATTGATTTTATTTAGATATAATACATCGCGTTGACCGGGATTAAGAATGATTTGCTCATATTCCCCTTCTTCGGTTAAGAATCCAACACTTTGAGCGTTAGATACCAATCCACGCTGGAATCCAGCAGGTGCGAACCATGGGAATGATACTTGGTCGTTAAATGCGATAGTTCTAAGAGCCATAGTACTAGGCGGAATCATAACTTCTTGACCGTCTACGTTAGTACTCAAACCCCATGGATACCACTGTGCAACATATGGTCCAGCAACACCAGCAGTTCTACCTTCTTCGCCATTAACTTCAGCGCCAGCAGCATTAGTTGCATAATTTTGCACTGATGTTCCGTCTGGAGAAAGTCTTGCAGGAGTATCACCAACTACGAATGCTATTTCTTTAATATCAACATTTAATGAAATCATTTCATCTACAACATCACAATATCCGGGGCTTGCAATCAAGTTATAAAATATAAATTCAGAACGAATATCTTCATTTGAAGCAAATATTGACTGAATTCCTTGAACAACCATACGACGCTGTGCTTTGCGACCCATATATGGAGAACCATCAGTAGTTAATCCACTAGCGCTAACCCAACGATCACTCGTTTCAGTATTACTAGTACCTGCACCACCAACGAGAACGCCATCATCTTTATGATTATTGCGCCATTCTTTAACATTTAAAGAACTGAATCGTGTATTAAACAATAATGTTCCAGCAGGATATAATAATGGCTCTGGTGCATCACCGTCAACCAAATTACTTGTAAGACCCGGAACTGGATCAGTTCCAGCAGGTCCACCAATTTCTCTAGCATCACCAAATACGATGCCACTAGCAGTCGTTTGGTCTGAATTATCTATTAAATTCCATTCTAGAGTCGATGTTGCCCATCTATATATTTTCGGGTAATTTTCAACATCTGTTGTATCTATCCATAAATCTTTATCCATAAGTGCAGAACCATCTGTTTGGAATACTGGAGCACTACCTGATAAAATCACACCACTTGGGTCAGTATTTGGATATTTATTACCGTAACCCATCCAATTACTTCCATCACTAACCATAACATCGACTTGGAATGATGCATTATACCATAATGCCCCTTCTTCTGCTTCAGTTGTTGGTACTTCTAAATTGGCTTCATATGATAATGATACCCAATTAGAACCATTCCAACGTTTAATGAGATGTGTTGAATTAGATACATCATAGTCTGCAAATAAACTACCACCAATAAGATTTGTACCATAAAAAGTTTCTGCATCCGTTTCTGAGGCGAATAATGGCGTAAAAGCCTGTGTAAAAATCTGTGTTGTTGAATTATAAAGTTTAACAATATAATCTGCACCCAAATTTGGTGTAGTTGTTTTAACCCAAATATGTTGATCATGATATACTGGTAATATGTTACCAACACCACCTGTATGTGGAGTATAACTATTAGTTGCTGGTCCAGTACCACCGCCAACTAAGTTAGTTGATCCTTTTGCAGTAACCCAATCCGGTGAACCTATTCTATACCAAGTACCTGAAACTTTTTCAAGTGCACCCAAAAGATTGTTACCAACATCAATAGCAAAATCGCCATCATCACCCTGTGAATCAACAATTGTATTATCAAGTGGTGCCATATCCAAGTTTAATAATAATGGTTCCATGTGGTTCCATTGTGTGCCATCACCTTGAAAAATACCAAATTGAGTGTTAGATAAATCTAACCAATATGTACCATTTACTGGTGGACCTACGGGTGGAACATCTATTGGCTCCAATTGTTCCATTGGAACGTCTGCTCTTATAACAAAAGCACGATCTGCTATTCCTAAATATTGCATGGCTCCATGCAATCCATATTCATTAAGTTCGTTACCGTGACTCGGAGTTCCGCCTTCACTAACAAATACTGGCTCACCAAATGTCTGTATTAATTCACGCTGACTAGTAATAAGGTTTAAATTGCCTGCTACATCCGGCGCTGTGCCGGGAGCGATTGACGAAGTGTCACTAAAATCCGAATCATTTGGGTTTGCCTTATTTGAGCGAGTTGCAATAACAATCAGAGGGATAGTTCCTTCGCCTGCACCGGCATAAAACGATTCATCCGTGACCGTGATTGACACGCCGGGAGATACTAATTGTGGCATAACTTTAAAATCCTCTTTATTACCAAATAAAATCTATATGTATTTAGTTATTAAATGAAAATAGCATCGGTTATTAATATACGGATATATTATGAAATTATTTTCCAAGTGCCCGGACGATATAAACCATCCACCGCAAAGTCCCAATCTTTATCTTCAGGATTCCATCTCAATTGTTTATTAGTAAAAATAATAGTTATTACTTGAGAAACATTAGATGATGCACTTGTGCTATCAAATGATACTACCCATTCTGTTGCAGTTCGTTCAATTATACTACCAGCAGATGCAGATATATTTCCCCATATAGTTCCACCACTAGTAATATCACTAACAATTAAATATCGCTGACCAGTAGTTTCCGCCGGTAAATTAGTTCCGGGAAATTGTTCATTTGGGTCTATAACAGCATCGGCATTGGATAATGTATCAATAGGCAGAGACGATAAATCGATATCCCATATCAATATATTTTCTATTGTAGGATGTATAGTAAATTTTCCACGAATTCCATCTGGATCACCAAATCGCCTTTTAATTTCCAAAACATTTTCATCATTATCACTATAATTACTATAATGAACTAATAAATCATGCCAAATATATATATTTCCATGTTCATCGGTATCTGATCCGGCACCATCCAGTAATGTCAATTCATTACCTAGCACACTTATTATATAATTTGGTGCTACAATGCTTTGATATAATAAATCAGCATTTTCATCCCATGAAAAATCAGAATCGTCAGCAGGAAGTTCATCGACAGCACTTATGTTAGTTATAATAGTTTCAATGGCGCGGCGCTTAGTTAATTCAGCAGGAGGATTGATCCAATATGGAACTACAAATCGCATCGTCGATATATCTATTTGTTCATCTGTTCCAGCAGGTATCGATCTACTAGTCCACGTAATATCATCTTCTAGTCTAACAGTTGTTATAGCAGTCCAATCTAAAGGATTGTCGGTTGTCTGTAAATCAATCGATGGATTGAACAACATCATTATTTGTTCCAATATTTGCATTTTTTGATCTTGATTGCTTGTCCAAATATCTAATTGAAATGTAAAATCATAAGGAACTGGCATATATCTCTTAACTGTAAATCTATCACCTAAATTTTCAGTATAAGTACCACTATCTTCATCGAATTCACGCTCATCCACCAATTTAGTACTAACAAATGACGGATTTTGTCTTCTAATTTCCGATCCAGCCATATTTGTAATATGGATACTCATAAGTGGTGTTGATAACATCGTCACTTCTGAATTATCGCGTAACAGATGACTTACCATTCTTGAAGGTTCGCCCCACTTACAAGGT